CCCCCCCGACATCGCAGCCGACCGCCCAGGTCTCACCGAAGCCCTCGGGAAACTACAGGTCAGCGATGCCGAGCTGATCACCTGGCAGGCCCTGAAGGAGAAGGGATGCACCCTCGAGGATGTGAGGTCGGCCAGGATTTCCAGGGGAAAGAACAGCCTGAATTTCATCAGGAACAACGTCTGCGAGGCCCGGGATGCCAGGTTGTCGGGCTCCGACAGCAGCCGCGAGGCGCTCCAGGAAACTGACCCGGCCTGGTACGAATGGCTCGAGTATCGCCAGCTCCCCCCGAAAAATCACCCTCGGTATCGAGAAGCCCGCGACCAGATCATCCGCCAGGGCATCGAGGACAACGAGCGGGCCAACCGCGACCGACCACCCGGCGTGCAGCCGTATCCCCTTCAGGAGAAGGTGCGGAAGCTCATGGAGGAGGCAAAGGCCGATGGATGCTGAAATGCTGCGATTCCTCAAGCTCAACGGCACAGAACTGCTCGAGGCCCAGGTGCTCGGGTGTCTGCTACTCCGATCCGGCGACGGTCTGCGCCAGGTCGATCTGTCCGAGGATGACTTCGCGATCGAGGCCCACCGGGACATCTATCGGACGATCGCCGACCTGGTCGAGGCGGGCGACCCCGCCGGGAACGTCGAGGTCTACTCGAGGCTCAAAAAACATGGCGAGCGAGTGGCTGCCTGCCTGATGACAGTCCCAACGGGGGCAAACCTCGTTTGGTATCTCAAGGAGCTCAAGGTGGACATCTTCCGCCGTGCCGAGGCCGACGCTCGGCTGGAAGCCAGCCGCCGCATCAAGGCCGGCGAGCCCCATGACGACGTTTTCTCCGACACTTCCTCGAGGATCCAAAGCCTGCGACAGAGATACTTGGCCGATGAAAAGGCCACTCCTCTCGACCACGCCGCGAACCAGATGTTCCACCGGATCCGCGAGCGACAACCTGCCGACGCCGTCCTGTTGACCGGGATCCCATGGTTCGATCGGCTCACCCATGGTCTGGCTGAAGGCGAAAACTGCATTCTGGCTGCCCGGCCTGGGTGCGGGAAGACCGACATGCTGCTGAACATCCTGGTCAAGCTCGCTCGAGCCGAAGTGAAAACCTGCTTCTTCTCCCTCGAGATGTCGGCCCAACAGCTCGTCGAGCGCATCTCGTCGATCATCACCCAGGATGACTGCACCCTGATCATGCGCCGGCCGGAGTGCGTCGGCGAAATGCAGCGAACCTCCATCCTGGCTCGGCAGAACGAGATCATGGCCGTTATGCGCTACATCGAGACCCACTTCGAGCGGGTGTCTACCATCCAGGAAATCTCGGCACTCTCCAGGAAGGCGGTCCTTTCGGGTGCAAAAATGCTTGCCGTCGACTACCTCCAGCTCATCAGCCAGGACGGCCGGAACCGGAACGAGGAGGTCGAACGGATCTCGAGGGCCTGGAAAGCCCTTCTCAAGGAACTTCGTGTCCCGGGCATCATGCTGTCGCAACTCAACCGGTCCGGCGAACACGAGAACAGGCCCCCTCGGCTTTCTGACCTGCGGGATTCCGGGTCGGTAGAGCAGGATGCCGATTTCGTTTGGTTCATCCATAGGCAGAAGGATCGGGCCGGGAACGACGGGCAGACGGTGTTCGTGCAAGAGAAGGCCCGGCAGGTTGAACGAGGCCGGCGTTTTATTAAGCACTCCGGGGCCTCACATACCTTCCTGGAGGTAGAGCATGCCTACTAAGACTGAATTGGCCGAGGTCATCGGCGAAATCTGCATCCCGTTCCCGGATCTTGTTCGGGTGGCCGAGGACGCGGGAGAGCCTGGGGTTGCCGCCGATCTGCTGTCGGCCCAGGTGCTGCTGCGCCGGGCCATCAGCATGATAACGTCGCAGACGAATGGGTGCTGAACGTGTGGCTCCCCCCCCGAGTTTTCGCTGCGGTGATGCGGGCCACCATCGACCGGTGGCTCGACCGGATGGTGGCGCGGATCGAGGCCGCATACAGGGCGCGAGGGATCATGCCACGAGAGATTGAGAAGAACGAGCGCAAGGCCCACCGGCCGCGGCCGGAGAGCCAGTGGCGGGCGACGAAAAGGAGAAAGGCGAGATGATGGTCCGGTGGCCTAAAAACCCTTTGCAGCGGCAAACTCGCCCAGGTGGGTCCAGAGTGCGGGCCATGGCGATCGAGCGGATCGTCGCGAAGGAAGCCGCCGGCCAGGCCCGCCAAATCGAACCGGTGTCGCGCTCCCCAGCGGACCTTCCGGCCATCCAGGCCCTGACCAATATCGAGCGGGATGTGTGGATCCGAGTATCCCGCGGCGATAGGCAGCGGGACATCGCTCAGGATCTGCGGCTCGACCGATCCACCGTCACGAAGTTGGTATCTGCCGTCAGGCAAAAGATCCACTACCTCGTCCGCCTCCGCGAGATCCTGGTAGCCAGGGATCTCTCAGTGCTGAGGCGGTTTCTCGGGTGCGACACCCCAGGCCGGTGCCCGTGCGTGCTGGAGTGCCGAATGCGGCGGGGGGACGGTGGCTGAACCACACCATGATCAGCACCGCCGAATAGACCACTCCAAATAAACCTCGAAAGGCCCATTCGAGGGCCTCTCGTGGGTTAGGTCGGCCGCTAGACGCTCTGGTGCCACCTTCCCCCCCAGTGGGGGGGGGGTGAAAAAATGCGTGAGTCACGTCAGAGCGCGCGCCCGCCGAGCCCCGTCGCCTGGCAGCGGGCGAGGGACCTCGTGGCGGCCGGGTATGCCCTGAGGGAGGCCGCTCGGCAGATCGGGGTGGCCGAGGCCACCCTGAGGCACAAGGCAAAGCGGGAGGGGTGGTATCGGCCCGCGAAGGAGGCCGCGACCATGCCTCCGCCGCCCCCTCCGCGGATGCCTCATCCTCCTACGCCGCCATCCGTGTCCGGAGATGGCGGGCCCGCAGATACTGTCGACCCCCCCGGTCCTGAAAGCTACGCTGACGACATCGCCTACTATCGGGCTTTGATGAGGTGGGCGACCGAGGGGGTGGCGCGCCGGGCCCGGCATGCCATCAATATCCAGATGTGGTTGGTGGAGAAACTGCCTGGTGCAATCAAGGCGCTGTCGGCCGTCGAAAACGAGTCGAGGAATGAGGCCGAAAACCAGGCCCTCATCTCCGCCATCGAGGCCCGGCTGGCCAAGATCCAGGCCCCAGCCATGACTGCAGAGAGCCAGGGTATTCGGCTTGGGCAGGATGGTGAGGCGGTGGGGTGATGGCCCACCCGGTCGCCTGGGGCCAGGTTTTTTTCTCCGAGCACTGTCGGGCCGCCTCCCCGCCGTTTCATTGGGCACTCGTCGACCTTTTGAACTGCCCCAGCCGCCTGGCTGCCGCGGTGGTGCCCCGCGGGCACGGCAAGACAACCATCACTGACCTGATCTGGCTGCTCTACGAGGTGGCGCATGGGCATGCGAGGTATGCCATCCTCATCTCTGATACCCTCGAGCAGGCCGAGCAGTATCTCCTGTCTATCCGCCAGGAGTGCGAGGACAATACCCTGCTACTGGCTGCCTACCCGGCACTGGCCCGGGGACCGATCTGGTCCCGAGACGATTTGGTGTTTCGTGGTGGTGCAAGGATCCAGGCCCTCGGGCGCGGGCAAAAGATCCGCGGTCGCAAGCATCGCGGGACTCGGCCTGACCTGATTATCCTGGATGACATTGAGAATGACAGTGCTGTCGATACCCTGCAACAAAGGGTGAAGCTCAGGCGATGGTTTTACGGCGCCGTCCTTCCGGCTTTGTCCCCTGATGGGCGGATCAGAGTGATCGGCACGATCCTCCATCGTGATAGCCTCCTGTCGCGGCTCGTCCGCACCAAGGGGTGGTCCGCACGGGTGTGGCGGGCTCTCAGCGATGACGGGAGGGCCCTATGGCCGGAGTGGCGATCGGCCGAGTATCTACTGGCTGAGAAGGAGGTCGCCAGGTCGGCAGGCATGCTCGATCTCTGGTACCAGGAGTATCAGGGCGTGTCGATGGCCCCGGAGGGGGCTGCTTTCCGCCCGGAGGACATCGTCCGCTTCGAGTCGCTACCGGAGGGCAAGCGATATTACCGGTCGCTATACGTCGACCCAGCCATATCCAAGCGAGACTCTGCCGACTGGACAGGGTACACCGTAGTGTATGCCAGCGACGATGGCTACTGGTATGTCGTCGACGCCTTTCGGCGACGCCACGACCCTGCCGAGGTGTTGGCTCAGATCAGGATGCTCCACGCCAAGCATCGGCTTGACACAATCGGGATTGAGGCCGTCGCCTACCAGCGGTCGCTGGTGTATTGGCTTGAGGCTGGTGCTCAGGATAGCCTGGAGTATCTGCCGGTCGAAGCGGTCACCCCGGATATGGACAAACGGCGCAGGATTCTCGGACTGCAGCCGTTCTTCCGGGCCCACCGGGTGCTGCTGCACTCTGGCCTGAACGGTCGGCTCGAAGAGGAACTCCTCAACTTAGACGATCTCGACCACGACGATCTGGCCGACTCCCTGGCTGGGCACCTGGCCATCACCATCCGCCCGGAACCTCCGAAAATCCGGGCTCGAAAATATGCCGACTCGGCCAGTGAGAGGGCGGCTGAGCATCGTGCAGAAATAGCGCGCATGGCCCGATTGAAGCGCCGAGGAATCGACTACGACACCATGCGAGGCGACATGTGCCACCTGCCGCCCTCCAGGGTGGAGGAAGCCGAAGAATGATCCAAATCGACGACCGCGGGAACAAGGGGCTCCGGGAAATCCGGAGCGAGCAGGATCTCCTCGACTGGATGTCCACTTCTCGCGATCGCGAGCGTGATCGGTTGCGGGGCGCGTGGGCCGAGTGGATCGAAAACTTGGCTGCCTTTCATAACCGGCCAGACCTTCGCGTGTCGTACGACCTTCGGCAGCTCAAGCGGTTGTCGCCAAAGCAGGAACGCGAGCTCGAGAAGGTCATGGTCAACCTCGTTCAGCCGCATGTCCGGACCGTGGCTGCCAAGCACCAGAAGGCCAACCCTATTCTAACCTGCCTTCCAGCCACTTCGGATGAGGCAGATATCCAGGCTGCCAAGGTCGGAGACCGCCTGCTGCAGGCCGAATGGCGCCAACAGCGTATGGATCAGCGGCGCCTCGAGATGGCCGTCTGGATGGCCTGCGTTGGCAACGCCTTTTGGCATGTGTTTTTCAACCGGGAGGCCGGGCCCCAAGCGTTCCAGGGGATTCCTGTTGGGCAGATTGAGACCTGCACCGTTTCGCCATTCAAGGTCACCATTGAGCCGCACCGCACGTCGGCCGACAAAGCCAGGTGGGTGATGATCGACGAGATGCAGCCCATCGAGGTATTGCAGGGTCGGTTCGCCCGGGAGTATCGGGCCCGCACCGGCCAGGAACTGCGCCTCATGCCTTCCGACTCAGACGAAGGCCAGAAGGTTTTCAGCTACTCCGGTTCCGCGGGGAACCTCGGTGATCTGCTCCTGGCCATGATCGGCCTCCCCGGTCGCGATGAGTTGCGCGACGAAGAGTACGTCACCACGACGACCCTCTACCACCTTCCCGGGCCTCGGTTCCCTGATGGCATGCTGGCCGTCCGGGCCGGGAAGAAACTGCTCTACGTCGGGCCGTTCCCCTACCGCGACCGCACCACCGGCCAGGCGATGAAGTGGCTGCCGATCATGCATTTTAAGGAGATCCTTTGCCCGTGGCGCCTGATGGGCGACACTTCGGCCACCCAGGTCAGGCAGAGCCAGGATATTTACAACGAGCTCCGCAACATCGAGCTCACCTACCTGAGGGACCGGGCCGCCCCGAAGTTGTTCGTCCCCCATGGCCTGGCGATCGACGAGGACGCCGCTCTCGACCGTGAAACGCGGATCGTCCGCTACACCCCGAAGCAGAACGTCCCCCCGCCGGCCTGGACGGCTGGCGAGGCCCCTCCCCCGGGGCTGACCGGGTCGATGGTCCAGGCCCTCGAGGAGGCGAACCGCGCCTCCGGCGTCAACGAGCCATCACGCGGCGGGGCCACCCCGAACGCGACGAGCGGCCGGGCCATCCTGGCATTGCAAGAGCAGGACGACACCCGCATGGGTTTGGCCGTCAAGCTGGCCGAGGACGAGTACAGCCGGTGGGGCGCGACTGTGCTGTTCATGGCCAAACAGTTCTACGAGGAGAAGCGGAAATACGCCATCTCCGGGGACGGCCGGCAGCACGGGGTCTGGTTCTTCGACCGCTCCCAGGTCGGCGAGACCACTGACGTCGTTTGCCAGCCCGGCTCCGCCATGCCGCAGAACAAATCAGTCAAGCAGCAGAACGTGATGGGCATGTTCCAGTCTGGGCTCCTCGGGAACCCGGCGGAGAAGGAGGCCCAGGTCCGGGCCCGCCGGATGATGGAATTTGGCCTTGAGGAGGACCTGTACGACGACGACGCCATGGATGAGGGCGTGGCGGAGAAGGAGAACGAAGCCATGGTCGCCCTGGCCGCTCAGTTCATGCAGGCCGGTGTGCAGGACCCGATGACGATTTCCCAGGCCATCGCCCAGGCCGGGATCGCCCCGGAACGATGGGACAACCATCCGGTCCACATCAAGGTGCATCTGCGCCGATTCAAGCAGTCCGGGGTCCGGGATAACCCGCTGATGCGGGCGGTCATTCAGGCCCACATCGATATGCACGCCCATGGGATGGCCCCGGCCGTCGCTCCGACTCCAGGGGGGGCCCAGGCCGTCCAGGATGCTGTGGCCGCCAAGGCGTCCGGCGCCGCTCCTGGTGCTGCTCCGCAACCACCCGAAGGCGAGGTGCCACCCGTGGCCCCCCAGGGTGGAGAGAACAATTTGCAGTCGCATGCCGCGGACCTGCGGATTCTCCCAAGCGATACAGGAGGCAACCGGTAAACATGATCGTGAAGCACATCGACAGACTGAACCAACGAGCGCCCGACCTGGGCGCAGGGTCCGGGGCTCCCCCGGCCCAGGCTC